CTGCTATAAATGCTAAAGTAGCAAACACTGTTGGCTTGGGGTATTCATTTATAAATACAGACTCAACTTTAGCAAGATTAGAAGATGCTGAATCAGATGAACAACTGATTAGAGCACAAAGAAAAATTCAAAGATTAAAGGCTCAAATGACTGAGTGGTTAGAAGAACTAAACGATGAAGATACCTTTAGTCATATTTTAGAAAAAGTGTACATAGATGCTGAATCAACAGGAAATGGTTATATAGAAATTGGAAGAAAAGTTAACGGAGAAATTGGATACGTTGGACATATCCCATCAACCACAGTTCGTGTAAGAAGATTACGAGATGGCTACATCCAGATAGTAAATCAAAGAGTAGTTTACTTTAGAAATTTTCAAGGCAAAGAATCAAACCCAGTAACTAACGATCCTAGACCAAACGAACTAATTCACATTAAAAAATATTCACCAAAGACTTCTTATTATGGAGTTCCAGACACAGTAGCATCATCTGTTGCTATGGTTGGAGATAATTTAGCGGGTAGATATAATATTGATTATTTTGAAAACAAAGCAGTACCAAGATATATAGTTACTCTAAAAGGAGCAAAACTATCATCTGATGCAGAAGATAAGTTGTTTAGATTCTTGCAATCAGGTCTTCGTGGTCAAAACCATAGAACTCTATATATACCACTTCCAGGAGATTCTACAGACAATAAAGTAGACTTTAAAATGGAACCTATTGAAAATGGAATACAAGAAGGATCATTTGAAAAGTATCGTAAATCAAACCGTGACGATATCTTAATGGCTCATCAAGTTCCATTCTCTAAAGTAGGAGGAGGTGCTGGAGTCTCAATAGCCTCAGCAATATCTTCGGATAGAACCTTTAAAGAGCAGGTTGCAAGACCAGCACAAAGAAACCTAGAAAAGGTTATAAACAAAATTATAAAAGAAAAAACTGATACTGTTGCTTTTAAACTTAACGAACTAACCCTGACCGATGAGACTACTCAAAGTCAAATTGATGAACGATACCTAAGAATGCAGGTAGTTGTTCCCAATGAGGTTCGTGAAAGACTTGGATACCCATCAAGAATGGGTGGACAAGAGCCTATTGTTTTAGGTGCTCAACAAAGAGCAGAGATTACATCTCAAGCCTCTGGCAATAGAATGAGGGATCAACAAAGAACTGATAACAACAGCGATTCTACTTCAACCACTACAGGACGAGGTCCTGGTGGCGAGGGTAGAACGGTGCAGTAATAAATAGTTACAATTTTTCAAATCTCTTATAAACACTTATATAATGGAAGTAGTATGACTAATTTGCATAAAGCATTTTGGCACTCAGAAGATAACTCTATCAAGTTATCTATGCCAATCGCTAAAATAGATAAAGAGAAACGAACCGTTTCTGGGTTTGCCACCCTCGACAATGTTGACAAGCAGTCAGACATTGTTCCTACTGATGTAAGTATAAAGGCATTTGAAAGGTTCCGTGGAAATTTACGTGAAATGCACATGCCAGTGGCTGTGGGTAGAGTAATGTCATTTAAGTCAGATAAATTTTACGACAAAGAAAAAGATAAATTTTACAATGGAGTGTACGTAGATGCATATATTTCTAAAGGTGCTCAAGATACTTGGGAAAAAGTTCTTGATGGCACTCTTTCTGGTTTTTCTATTGGTGGCAGCATCAAAGATACGGAAGACCAATACGACCCAGAAATGGATAAATCCATTAGGGTTATTAAAGATTACGAACTCCACGAATTATCGCTTGTAGATAATCCTGCAAATCAATTTGCTAATATTGTATCTATTCAAAAAGCAGAAGATGGACAAAATACTTTTGACGGTATAATGACAAAAATGTCACTTGAAAATGTATACTGGTCTAAAGAAAATAATATTGTAAGACTATCTAAAGAAGAAGATATTAGATCAGGAGAAACTTTAATAGGTTTTGTAGAAACAACTGATAATGAAAAAAACGAAGTAATTAAGAATTTAATTAAAGCACATCATGGAACTATGACTAATGAAAATGTTCCTACTAAAAATCCTACAACAATTAAACCTAAAAAGAAAAAAAAGGATGAAGATGAAGATATGGACAAAGCATCAAGTGTAAGAGTTGGCGACATGGTTTCATGGAACTCAAGCGGTGGTACTGCAAGAGGAAAAGTAACTAGGGTCGTTCGCAATGGAAAAATAAAAGTTCCAAATAGTTCTTTTACTATTACAGGAACTCCAGAAGATCCAGCAGTTGCTATTAGGCTCTACCGTGACGGTAAACCAACTGACACAATTGTAGGACACAAAATGAAAACTCTAAGAAGAGTTTCAATGAAATCAGAACAAGTTTCTGATAATTCTAATAAGGAGGTAAATGATATGGCAAAAACAGAACAAGAAGCAGCAGTAGTTGCAGAAGATGTTCAAATTGAAAAAACAGAAGTTGTAGAAGACGAATTAGTCGTTGTAGACGAAATCGTTAAGTCTGATTCAGATGCTCCAGCAGATGCACCAGCAGAAGCAGTAGCAGAAGATGTTGTAGCAGAAGAAGTAGTAGCACCAGTTGCTCCTGCAGAAGATGCACCAGCAGAAGACGCACCAGCAGACGTTGAAAAAGCCGTAGAAAGCAAAGATAATGACTTAGCAAATGCTGTAAATACAGTTAAAGTTTCTGTAGAAGAAATTAGCAAGTCAGTTACCGCAGCAGTTGGAGAATTAGCAGCAACTGTAAAATCAATTAATGAACAACTTGCCGAATTAACAAAGAGCGTTGCAAACGTAACAGAGGAAGTTACATCAGTAAAAAGCAATGTAGAAGAGTTTGGAAAGCGTGTCGATGCAGTTGAAGATGACACCGCTATCCGTAAGTCTGGCGACCTCGGCGGGGTCGTGCAGGGAAATAAAATAAAAAAAGGATCGATGTGGGGCGGGCGTTTCCTCAATACCGCTGACCTCTATCGTTAAACAAAATTCACTGGGAGGTGAAAAAAACATGTCAGAAGAACAAATTTTAGAAAAGGCAGCCGTTACAGGCGTTATTGCTTCAGGAGGAGTTGGTGGAGTTGCTACTCCAGCATCACAACTTGGACCAGTAGGAACCGCAAAACCATCAGATGGTGGTGGTATCCTAAACGCTGAACAGTCAGCCCAATTTATCGAATATATTTTCGAACAACAAGTTCTTGCTCGTGATGGTCGCCGTGTAACAATGCGTGGCAACACAGCAGAACTAGAGAAGTTAAATGTTGGTGAACGTGTAATCCGTGCTGCTGCACAAGCAGACTCTACATACACTAACGCTGGAGTTACTTTCACAAAAGTTGAAATCACAACTAAAAAAGTTAGATTAGACTGGGAAGTATCATCAGAAGCACTTGAAGACAATATCGAAGGCGCAGGATTGGAAGACCACTTGGTCCGTACAATGACTCGTGCATTCGCTAACGATCTTGAAGACTTAGCAATCAACGGAACAGGTACAGGAACAAATACATTCCTGAACATCCTTGAAGGCTTTTATGTAAAAGAACAAACTGGTAACAGTGCTGGTACATTTGGTACAGACGTTGAAGACTTGCAAGCACTTGTGCTAGCAATGCCACGTAAGTATCGTGCATCAAGAGCAGCCATGAAGTTCTATGCTTCTAGCGAAACAGTAGCCGATATCATTAATGGTCTTGGCTCATCTGGTAACCTACCTTCAGAAAGAATCGTAGAACGCGTTATTGACGGTGTAGCACCACAAACATTAGGTGCTCCAATCCAATACCGTGTACTAGGTATTCCTTTGGTAGAAGTACCATTGATGCCTGCAGGATTCGTATCTTTGACATTCCCAGAAAATCGTATTTGGGGATTCCAAAGAGACGTTACTGTTCATCGTGAGTTCCAACCTAAGAAAGATACTATTGAATATACTACTTTCTTACGTTTCGGAGCACAAATCGAAGAAACAGATGCAGTAGCATACGCAAAACAATAACCTAAATTATTTAGGGAATTAGAGGGGGAGACACCAAAAATGTCTCCCCTTCAACATTTTATATAAATGATATAATTAGTAAGGAGGAATTTTATTTATTATGGAAATATTAAATGAAAGACAATATAAAAAAGTTACTTCACTTACCGCGACCTTTACAGTTTCTCCAAGTGGAACATACACATTAGACTACGAAGACCTTTACACAAAAGAATTATTTTCAACATCTGCATCAACAGTTTCTGGAGCAGTCTCATTTACTTTAGATCCACAATACTTAGACTATACAGGATCACTAGCAGCATCTGTTAAAGACTCAAGTGGTAATACTGTTATCATGACAAACATAGAAATTATTAGACCATATTGCAACCTAGACTCAATTGCCTCTGCATTATCAATTACTGACGGTAGTGAAATAGGATATGAAAGATTAGCAAGATATATTATAGACTCTCAAACACAAGGCTTTCCATTTGCTAGAAAAGAAAAAGATATTGTAGGTATGGGAATGGATTACCTACCTATTGATGAAAAGATTTATAAGATATATAAAGTGTATCAAAATGAAGAATTAGTATATGATTCAAATCTTAGTGCTAGTGTAAACCTTATAACATTTGAAATTACTAAAGATGGTTCTTCAATTACAAATGTAGAAAACGAATCCGATGCTGAAAACAAAAGTAATTATAGACCAGTATGGCACGAGAGATATTTAGACTCTACCTTTTCAGAAGGATCAGAATATAGGGTAGATGCTGATTATGGCTGGAAAGTGGTCCCACAGGACATTCAAGAGGCATGTGAGATGTTGATCCAAGACATTAAGTCGGATAACTTAAGGTATGTAAATAGATATATTGAATCATTTGATAATGAAGATTTTAAGATTAAATTTGCTAAGAATCCTAGTGCAGGCACTGGCAACATGTTTGTAGATAAAATCTTGGAGAAATATAGAAATAGGCTCCGTATCGGGGTATTGTAATGATACTTCCTTCATCAAGTCTTGACGATATACTATTTCCAATGACTGCAGATTTATATTATGCAGAAACTATTCAAACAGAATATGGAAATGTTTTAAAGACTTGGAACAGAGATAGAGAAATAGATTGTTCAATAATCAGTGAACTTTCAAATCGTGGATTTGCTGGAGAAGTAAAAACAAAGGGTACAGATTTAATTTATGATTCAAATGCCTTTCTTAGAACTAAAGAAGATATTAGAAAAAAAGCAAGTGGTAAATACTACCCTATAACAGATATTGCTATAACAAATATAAAAGATCCATCTGGAAACGATGTATGGATTAATGGTCAAAATTTAAATAATTCAGCAGGGGCTGTTAAAACAAAATATGAAGTAAAAACTATAGTACCTACATTTGACTATAACCATAACTTAAGACACTTTAGAATATTCTTGAGCAAGTCTCAAGTTCAAAGGTGGGATCAATCTTGATTACAGCAAAAATAAGATCTAAGTCAGTAATTGATATGCTAACAAACGCAGTATCATATACAGATAGTTTTGCAAAAGAAATAAATAAAAATAAAACTAAAATTACTTCATCTTTAGCAGAAGGATCCATAGAAGTTTTTTACGACTATCTAGATGGACTTGCAAGAAGTCATCCTGGAATGCTACACCACGTTTACGAATGGGGCAGAGTGGGAGATCCATCTGCAAGACTTTTTCAACTTAAATACCAATTATCACAAACTCAAGCATTAGTAAGTGCTGACTTTCTACAATCAGACTCAGTATCAGAAACAAGCAATACTGCATTTTATGATAAGGCAAACATTATGGAAGAGGGAATTCCTGTAGTAATTAATGAAACAGAAGCAGAAGCACTTTTCTTTGTAATTGATGGTGAAGAATTTTTTAGAACAGGTCCAATTTTTATAGCAAATCCTGGCGGTAGTGCTACAAGGGGATCTTTTGTTAAAGCATTTAATGAATTCTACAGTCTATACTTTAACCAAGTATACTTAAAATCAATAGGGTTTTATAAACATTTTTCTAACCCTACAGAGTATTCTAAATATTTTAAAAATGCAATTAAGACAAAGAGTGCAAGAAGTCTAGGTAAGTCAGCAGCACTTTCTTGGATTCAAAAGGCTCCAGGTGTTAAATAATGAATACTTATAGACCAGAAAATATAATCAATAAATATGTTTGGGAACAGTTTAAAACTAATGCTCCAGAATTTTATAACCTATATCCACCAACAGTAGGTGGAACAGATTTTATTCCATTTTTTCCAGCGGGTGTAAATAATGTTCCTGGACATATATTAGAGGAAGATAAGCCTTATATTATCTTTGATAAGTTTACTAAAGTAAGAACAGGATCTATGAAATATTTTTATCCTATTAAAAGCGAACAAATGAGATATACAATTTATGGTGGTTCATTGGGACAATATAGTTTTAACCAAGCAGGTGCTGGTGCTACCCCAGGATATACCTTTGATAGATATGGATCTACTATTAATCTTGCTAGTCTTATTACACTAATACTTGATAGAGAAGATGCAGCAGCAAACGATATCAATCAATATGCTGGAAGTCTTTATGAAAATACCTCAGATTATTTTAAATATTATTTTCACTGTGTAAACGTGTTTCAGTCGGGGTATGCAGAAAGTCAACAAGATGTAGCCAATTTAATGGAATATAGACCCTCTAGAGACCTTATTATTAAGTATGACTATCATTCCCCTCAGTATAATGAAAGACCAAATCTTTCATAAATAGCGATATAATTAGAGTGAGGAAATCGCCCCACTTTTCCTAAACTAAGGAAGGTGAAAAAAATATATGGCAACTTTAGGTAATAGTAATAAAATTATCGTAGGTGCAGCACAGATGTTCGTATCTACTGCAGGTGCTCTTGAATACGTAAGTGGTTCAGGAT